TCCAAACATAATACTTATATATTTTCATCTGTATTTATTTATGTGTTAATTTATATGCAATGATTATCCTTGTATGCAATGATTATCCTTGCGTTAATGATTATCCTTGTATCTCCTTATCTATGCTATTTTTGTACATCTGTTGCATTTCTGCATTACCTTGTTTTACCATGTGTATCCAAGTGCCCAAATCTTTATAAAAGTTATCTATATTGAACACAAGCATTTTTGTTTCATTAATATCGCCATATTCAACATATAACTCTCCGTCTGATTGGTGCAACGATATCGTATCATGTATATATATGGTGTCTTTGCAGATACGCTCATTTTCTATTGTCGTGTCAATTTCCTTAATCAAATGCTTTGCAAGTGCATCGTCTTTTATTTGCTCAATATAATCTTTGCAATTTTCTAATACTGTTAATACTTCGTTATTCATTATTTGTTGTTTTATCTGTTAATCCTATTATGTCATATTCTAATTCGTAAACATCTTCGTTTACCTCCATTACTTCAATTAAGTAATTGCAAACCATACCTAATAATATAGCCTTGTCATCATCATCATCTTTACTGCGTTCTATTAAGTCATCAACGCCATTATAGAATGAGTGAAATCCAGACCTACTTTGTAATTGTGGGTTTGCCCATTCCTTAAATTCATCATTTATATATGTCATCAGGTGCTCAACAACATCAGGCAATACCTTAGCCATAATCTTATCGGTGCGATAATTGTAATATCGTGGACTGTCTAATCCAATAAAAAACAACTCTATTCCTGTCATATCCGTAAACCTATGCACCCAAGCTACACTATATTGGACGAATGTCTTACCCCAATGTACATTATCAATGTCAATGCTTAATGTGTCGCATCTATCTTGAATGTAGTCATCGTGGAATCCGTAAAATCCCCCAAACTCAATTTGTATTTCCATTTGTATTTATTTATATTGTATTAAATTTTATCGTTAAATTCATTTTGCACCTCTGAACAACCTCTGTAATAATAATCTGTGTTATCTGAATAAGCCATATTTTTTTTACAATGAGGGCATCTTACTGCATCTGCTTCTTTCATTCTCTCATTGTACAATATAACACTACCACAATTACCACAAGTGCATACATTAAATCCGCTATTCTGCATTTCTTGAATAACTCCTAATTGTTGTTTGTAACTTAATATCATTTGTATTTATTTTTATGTTCGATGCAAACATACGATGTCTAATGTTACCCAATGTTAAGCCAATGTTAAGTAATTGTAAAATATTTACTATCTTTGTGTAATGATATTTAAAGGCAAATATATGTATAAATGGAATAAGCAAGGGGATATTGAAGCAATCCCACAACAACAGGGTATTGAATTGCCACAGGGGGGTATTGAATTGCCAGAGGAAGAAACCCCTATTAAATTCACAAGGAAGGAGACGCCAATCTTTACAGGTGTATTAAATTATTTTCCCGATGCAATTCGAGAAATCGCAAAGTGTTCTTACGTTGGACAACAACAACACAATCCAGATAAACCTCTGGCGTGGGATAGAAGCAAGTCAGGAGACGAATTGGATGCTCTTACTCGGCACTTACTTGAAGCAGGTACTGTTGATACCGATGGAATCAGACACTCCGCTAAAGTAGCTTGGAGAGCGTTAGCTAACTTACAAAAAGAGGTAGAAAATGACAATGAGGCAGTTTAATCAGTACCTACGCTCCTGTTTAGACAATGACTGTAATGAAGTTGTGGTTAAGTTTGACAGGCAAGGTATAATATCAGTTGAACCTATAATAGAGCAAGAATGAAAAGAGTAGCGTGGACAATTATATGTGTGGTAACTATAATGATTTGGTATGCAGTATACCTTATGGTTAACGCAGCACATACATCCCTTTAGGTACAGTACGTTCAAGGGCGTATTGAATTGCATAGCGACTTGCATCAATGCCATGATTCCAAGAATCTCTTGGTATGCTACCTTTTAACTTCCAAGCATAGTTGTTAAACTCTCGTATTAAATTCACAGAGTCCTTATCGATTATTATATTGTAGTCTTGCATAAGAGCGATGCCTGATAAGATGCTACCTTTCTTTTTAATAGTTGGCGTAATGTTTTTAAGTCCTTTTGTCTTTAACTCTGATATGAGTCGAGGCTCACTATTGTCGCATACAATCAGATTGTTTCCTGCATACCTTCGGCACATCTCAAATATATTAGAAGTAGATAGACCTGCTTTGTAGAAGTGTTCTTTTATCCAGATAGTCTTTCTAATCTTATCTACCGCAATTTCAGTTAATACTGAAGCATCTACCGAAAATCCGAAATCAAGTCCAAATATCGTATCATACTCGTTATTGAAATCGCCAATCTCCCAATGAGTAAATACAACTCCTTCTGCTTTCTCAAGCCAACCTCCTAATATCTGGTGCTTATACTTCTCTGGTCTACGCTTTTGCATAACCTCCACTTGCTCTACAAAAGATGGAGATAAGTGTTGCTTGTTATCAAGGTAGGTTGTGTGTATGTAGCTCACGTTCTCTTTAACGCCATTGTAACCGTCTGTAATGCCTCTATTCTCAAAGAACCTCTCGTATATCCAATGCTGTTTAGTTGTGGGGTTTAGAATGAGGATACAGCGATTCTGCTTCCCAGTAGCACGAACAGAGTAGTCTATCTTTTCAAACGATTCCTCGTCTGTAAGTTCCTCTGCTTCATCCAAGACAAATGTCGTAACGCCTTGAATAGACTTGAGCTTGGCTGTTTGGTCTCCACTCGCAGTCTTAATACCACTAAACAGAATGCTGCTTCCTGTTAGGTTATTTATAATCTCATTCTTTGTAACGGTAAAGTTCTCTGCTATACCCATCAGTTCAAGTTTCTCCAAGAACTCTGGTATAATAGACATAGATGCCGAAGTCATTGTATATCGAGTAAACAGTATGCGATGCCCCGTCTCGTATGTTAGAAGCACCAAGAATGTATTTACGCCAAAAGACTTACCACTTCCCCTACCGCCTGTAATAACAAAGTACCTACTTGAGTCTCTGAACAGAGGATTGTACTTGGGATTAAGATTTACTTTCCTCATCCTTTATCTCTGTTGCTTCAATATCAATAGTATCTTCTGGTTGCAAGAAAGATATCACAGGAATGTTTACCTCTTGCTTCACGTTAATATCCTTCTGCTCTTTTGGTTTACCATACTTGTATTCCCACAGTAAGCGTAAGTGTGCAAAGGAATCCTTACTCATCTCAGCAAGTGCCTCCCAAGCTTTCTTCTCGCTTCCAAAGGCTCTCTTCATTGAACCTAGCGCAAAGTTCTTTATGTCTGCTTCTTTGGCTTTAGGCTTTCGCCCCTGCCCTCTGGACACTCCTTTTATCGCACCGTTGTTTCTACGCCCATCTGAATATGGAACGTGTGGTTTGGTCTCCTTTGGTTCTGGCTTTGGCTTAATCGGTATTCCTAATTCAGCTTTCTTCTCGTCTGATATTAGACTTCTCTTCTTTGGTCTTGGCATATTTAAATAATAAAGTTCATACCGAAGTGTTTAAGTGCCTGATTTACTGGGAGTAATACCTAGTCATCAATGTGTCAATCTGTTGATTGTAATACATAATCATATCATCGTTATCCTCTTTTTGTTGTGCCAAAGCTAATTGGTCTTTAAAGTAGGCATACGCCCTTACAAATGTTTTCTTACTTAGTTTCATGTCTTATTAGTATATTGAACCGCTTATTCCTTCAGAGGCATAATAAACCTTTGCCTGTTGGTTTCTCGGTTGTATTTTATTAGATATAGCTTCCTTCAAATCATCTTTCAGCTTCTCAATGTCATTCTTTAAGTCAGACACCTCTAGTTTAAGCCTCATGTTCTCTTCCTCAAAATCAATCTCTGGCTCACCGCCAAGACCGCAAAATTCATTTCGTATTGAATCAAACTTCTTCCTAAACAACCTGTCTTGGGCGTAGTCTATTTCAAATTGATTTATCTGATGCAATACAGTAGTATGGTCTTGCTTTAAGGGTAATGTCTGTCCTATTGAGTGAAGAGACGTTTTCTTGTAAAACTCCTTAAACAATTTATAATACATTCTTCTGGCAAAAACAACCTCTCTCTTTCTGGTCTTAACACCCATGTTAACACCAGTCTTTTCTTCTACTAATCTTTTAAGATATTCTATCTCCAATTCCATCTAATTCTTTTTTATATTCATTATAAGCTTCCATAGCACCTTGTATGCACTCATACTGCTCTGTATCTTTAAAGTACTCTATTAAGAACTTAACTTCTTGTAGAAGTAACATTCCCTCTCTTAGTGAGAGCAGTACATCCTCTCGGCACTCTTCTTTAGCTTGTTGATACCCCATCTTTATCTTTATTTACATCCTCTTTAATCAAAGCCTGAACCATTATGTAAACATTGGTTAGTGCCTTCTCTAAAGCGGTTATGCGCTGTTCTTGTGTTAGCTTCTTTTTTCTCATTAGTCATAATATTTGTTTTCTAATAAAATCAGACAGTCTCATTCCACATTCTGATGCTCGTTTGTTTAGAAGCTCAAGCTCCGATGGTTTAACTCTAAAGTTTATGTTTTTAACTCTATTTTCTAGTCTAATTGTCATAATATTCCTTTTATAGTATATTCGTTTATATTCTTTGGCTCATCAGAAAACCAAGTGTTAAACACGCTAACCGCATTATCAACTAATCGTTCTCCTTCATAATAAAACTCTTCGCTCACATTATAGATACCGATGTCCTTAGTTTCCTTATCTACGCATAAAAATACAAAATCTTTATAATCTATGCCAAATAAATTGCAATAAATAAATACTTGACTTGCGTAACCATACTTCTTGCAGTTGTAAGGAAAGCTACCTTCTGAAAGACCTGTTGTTGTTTTAAGGTCAACAATAGCCCTACCAACATTGAGCGCATCAGCTTTACCTCTAAAAGGAAGGAACATAATGTTTCCGATAGCTGGTTTCTCATATTCCAATCCTTCGATTAACTGAGCAGCGTCATTGTTATTATAAACAGCATCCGATAGCCTCATTGTTTCTTCGTACTCTTTCCTGAGGAACGTCATTGGATTATCAGCAAATGCCTCCTTATATAGCTTAGTGTTTCGTGTACTGGCATCTATCCAATTAAGATGTCCAAACTTCTCAGGCTCAAATACCGCCAAGTGTAAAAGCCATCCAGTTGTCATGGCACTTGTTCGCTTGTTAGCAAACCTCAACGACTTAGCGTATGCTTTAGGTGATTTGTTTAAGAGTTTCACACTACTACTACTCAAGGCGTTCTTACCTAAGTACTCATAGTAGAACTCGTCATTGTCCATTTGTTTTAAGATAGAATCTTTATCCCAAAACTTTCCGTCTAGTGTAACTATCTGATTACTCATCTATTCTTCTTTTAGCTAGTTCTGGTGCTATAAATTGCATTGGATGAAATTCCTCAAACACTTTGTTTAACGTGTATCTAATTTCTTCTCTGTTCTTCTTACCTTCTTCTGAATACTTCCACTCGGCAAGTTCCATTTCTTCTTGGTAGCTTCTTTCCATTCTATCTATCTGCTCAGAGTTAAGAGAACCTCGCTCTCTCATCTTCTGAAATAACTCATTTGTTTTACTCATTTCAATTGTTTTATTAGTAACTTAATTAACTTCTCTATCTTATTTAAAGTCCATCTCAATGGTGTGTCAAGAACATAGTGTAGTATCATTAATGCACTCTCAAGCATCCAGAATATGAACACTAGAATGATTACAAATACTAACTTCAGTAAGTTTAAGGGGGATAATATAAATCTTAACAACTTGTCCATTTGCTTATTATTTGAAACAAATATACAAACTATATTTTAATTAACAAAATATAAACAAAAAAAGAGGGTCAATTAAGACCCCCTTTTAACAATAAAAATG